AATAAACCAGAAACTTAAATCCATAATCCGATAACCACAAACGGTAAATTAATTTTAAAACTTAAAATAAATAATTATGACACAAGAACAAGCATTACAAATTATAGTTCAAGTATGTGAGAAAGCGAACAAATCAGGTTTATTTACATTATCTGAAAGTTCTTTAGTTCTCCAAGCATTAGAACAATTTGGTGTAATACCTCCAAAAGCAGATGAAGTGAAACAAGATGATGTGGCAGAAGAGGTTACAGAAACAAAAGAAGTCAAAGACTAAATATATTTTTGTATCTGACGAAGCAGATATACTCGGTGAATCAATAAACATTTGCGAGACGGTTCGTAATTTATGGACTTATTACAAATGTGATTCACAAAGTATATTTATAGCAGTAAATAAAAACACAAAAACACACCAAATAAGAGAAAAATCTTTATCACTTACCGATATAAATGGAATAAAAACTTATAAATATTTTAATAAAATTATTACAAGAAAAGAATTTATAATATTTTTAGACTGTGATAAGCAAAGGGAAACAGAAAATTATAAGAAACATTGAGATATTTATAGCAAACTCTAAGAATAAAGCCAAGAACCACAAATACGATGCCAACGATGATTATAAATGCTATAAAAGAATATATGCAATAGCATTAGTGTTTCCAGTAAACGAAAAATATCATAGAGATATACCTGAAATAGAATGGCAAATCAAAGAATTATGGTACTTATATTACTATTATAAGTATAGAATAGATGGTAAAAACTTTACATATTCTCAAATAGTAACTAAATATGCTTAATTTTGTATTATGGCAACAAAAACCAACATATTAAAAAACAACTTAATCAATGCTCTTGAAAAACATTTAGGCGTTGTAACATCTGCTTGTAAAGAAGTTGGATGCAATAGATCAACATTCTATAAATATTATAATAACGATTCTAAGTTTAGAGATAAAGTAGATGAACTACAGAATGTAGCATTAGACTTTGTTGAATCTAAATTGTTTAATCAGATTCATAATGATAATCCAACATCAACAATATTCTATTTAAAGACTAAAGGTAAGAAACGTGGATATATAGAAAGACAAGAGATACAGCATAGTGGAGGTATAGAAAGCAAACTTATTGAATGGAAGCCAGTAGAAAAGAAACAATAGAATGTAATACTCAATTCTATCAAACAGTCAACTCTGATAAAAGAATAATAGTACATCAAGGAGGTAGTAGATCAGGAAAGACTTATGCAATATGTCAATACATAATATATCTTTTAACAACAAGAAAAGAAAAGCTGATAGTAACTATAGCAAGAAAGACATTACCTGCTCTTAAAGGATCGGTGTTTAGAGACTTTATGGAAATAGCAGAACAAGTTGGTATAGTATATTTTGCTGAAATAAATAAAGCTGAAATGACATTTAAATACAAAAATCATTTAGTTGAATTTATATCATTAGACAATGAGATGAAGGTCAGAGGTAGAAAGCGTACACATTGTTTCTTAAATGAAGCTAATGAGTTTTACTTAGAAGACTTCAATCAGTTATCATTAAGAACTACAGAGAAAATGATTTTAGATTTTAATCCATCTGATGTTATTCATTGGATATATTCTGATATATGTACAAGAGATGACTGTGATACATACATCACAACCTTTGAAGATAATGCGTTTCTTGATCCTGAAATAAAAAATGAAATACTTAGAATGAAAGAAAAAGATGCAGACAGATGGAGAGTTTATGGATTAGGTGAACGTGCTACTTTTAAAGAAGGTCAGATATTTGATAACTGGAAATGGATAGATTATAAAGACTTTTTAGATCAAGAACATTGTGAGATAGTATATGGATTAGATTGGGGATTCTCTAACGATGAGACAGCTATCGTAGAGGTAAGGCGTAAGAACGATAGATTATATGTACATGAATTATTGTTTAAAAAAGGATTAACCAATCAAGACATATATAACGAAATAAAGAATCTTGGATTAGAAGAAGAAATATTTATATGCGATAGTGCCGAACCAAAATCAATAGAATCTTTAAAACGTTTTGGAATCTATTGCAAAGCATCACAGAAAGGTGTTGGCTCTGTTATGAACGGAATACAAACAATAAAAGAATATGAAGTATATGCCTCAAAACAAAGTAAAAATCTATTGAATGAATATCAATTTTATATATGGGAATCAAATAGAGATGGGCAAACTATTAACAAAATAAAACAAAATGGAATGGATCATTTGATGGATGCGTTTAGATATGCCGTAACTACTGGGTTATCACGTGACACTAATCTTATCATTGTTTGATTATTTTTTGTATTTTTGAAAATAAATTCTATATATGGCAAATTTTCTTCAAAGAATTAGAGATGGACTAAAAGCGTTTAATGGTCAACAAACCAATGAATCTTACAATAGATTCATATATGACGTTCTTGGTAACAACACAATTTCAAACAATCAGCACAACGAGGACTACATAGATAAAGGCTATAAATTCAATCCAACAATATATTCCTTAATACAACTAATATCCAAGAGTGCTATTACTGTACCATATAAGATATTTGAAAAGGTTGATCCTACAAACATAAAAGAATATAAATCATTAACTGCTAATGGATTAAATGAAGATTCTGTTTTTAAAGCTAAGATGATGAGAAAACATATCTTTGAAGAAGTAGAACATTCTGCATTAGGTAAGTTATTAGAAAGACCAAACCCTGCACAAAGCTGGTCTGTATTCTTGCAAGAACTTATATCATTTGGTAAACTAACAGGTAATAGATATGTATATGGTATATCACCTGAAAACGGTGAGAACAAAGGTATCTACTCACAGCTATACAACCTTCCTGCACATCTCATTGAGATTAAATCAGATGGTATGTTCAAGCCAGTATCTAAATACACTATGGTTTATAACAAAAATAAATATGATTTGACTGCTGATGAGGTGTTACACATAGCTGATTTTAATCCTGATTATCAAGGCAACGGAACACATCTATATGGTCAGTCTCCAATAGAAGCTGGTATAAGAGTATTAACAACGGCTAATGAATCAGTAGAAACTAATCTTAAATTCTTACATAATCAATCTGCAAGAGGTATGCTAACGCCTGAAGATGATCAATTAACTCCAACACAAGCACAACAATTAAAAGATGCACTAAGAAGAAACTATCAAGGTAGTAAGTCTGCCAATGATATAATGATTACTGGTAAGAAGTTCTCATGGGTAAACTTTGGATTATCAACGTCTGATCTTCAATTATTAGAATCATATAATGCAAGCATCAAAGACCTATGTAATCTATATGGAGTACCTGTACAGTTACTAAACAATACAGATTCAACTACTTATGATAATTACAGGATAGCAAGAAAGGTATTATTCACCAATGCAGTTATTCCTGAATTAAACAAGATTAGAGATGAGTTCAATAGATGGTTAGTTCCTTTATTTGGTGAGAACTTATACTTTGATTTTGATTATAGTGCTATTCCTGAATTAATGCCTGAACAACAACAACTGATTGACAACCTATCAAAATCTTATTGGTTGACA